CCTGCGCAACGCAGAGGGAACAGAGCTTGCGGCAGTAACCGAATTTCTGGCGTTCATTTCACGCAATATGCATGACGAAAGCCCGGGCAATTCACTGACCATATGGTGCAAAGGCGCATCCTTCGATTTCCCGATCCTGAAATCCGCCATAACACGCACAGCCGGAGAAAAAAGCATCCCCTGGTGCTACTGGAACGAGCGCTGTATGCGCCCGCTTATCGCCATGGCTGAATCAACTGGATGGAAAATGCCAGGCAGATCAGGAAAGGAGGCTATTGCTCACACTGCACTGGGCGATGCCGTTTACCAGGCAAAGGTCGTGTCAGAAATCTGGCAGCGCTTCACAACACCATTCCTGAACATATGAGGTGAAGCCATGGTCGCCATCCTGAATGTGTGTTGCTGCCCCCCCCTGAACGTGGAAAGAAAAGCCCGCGCATCGCTGCGTTTATTCCGCGACGGCGTGCGGAATTTTTCACGCATAAAACCCCACGACTACCTGGTAATAAGAATCGGTTTTCGCTGGCGATTGCTGAGCAAAAACAACGGGGCGTCATGGGATTTATTAACGCACGAAACCTATAACAAAGAGGCCGCGTTATGAGCAATGAACTGTTATCCGGCACGCCGCTTAAATGGGTGGGCGGAAAAAGTCGCATCATGAACACACTGAAGGCGCATCTGCCAGAAGCAGACTGCCTGGTTGAGCCGTTTGTGGGTGGCGCATCGGTATTCATGAACACCAGTTACAAGCGTTACATCCTGGGTGATTCCAATGGTGCGCTGATTAATTTCTGGCGGGCAGCACGGGACAACACCGACAGTCTGATCGACGAGGCGAAAACCCTGTTCCTGAACCACAACAACAGGGGTGACTATCTCATCATTCGCGAAACCTTTAACGCAGAGAATCATGCCTTCCTGAGTAGCAGAACGGGAATAAGCGACCGCCGTGAACTGCGACTGGCCGCCATGTTTTTGTACCTCAACCGGCACTGTTTTAATGGCCTGTACCGGGTGAACGGAAAAGGTGATTTTAACGTGCCTTTCGGCGGCTACCGAAAACCCTACTTCCCTGAGCGGGAAATCCGCGCATTTGCAGACAAGGCAAACAGCACCCAAACGCTGCTTATCCACGCAGATTTTAAGGATACGCTGAGCTCTGCCAGTCACCTGTTCGGCATGGGCAACACGCTTTGCGTGTACTGCGATCCCCCTTACCTGCGGTTCAGTGGCGAGGGCAATTTCACCGCCTACGGAAAACCATTCGATGAACACGAGCACGTTCGCCTGAGGGCAGCACTTGACCGCCTTTCGCAGGAAACGGGCGGCATGACCAGAATCACCATCTCCAATTCCGACACACCGGAAACCAGACGCATTTATCGGGGTTACCGGATGAACTGCATACAGGCACCACGAAGCGTTGGAGCAAGAACCCGCGAACCAGCACCGGAAGTTATCGCCACCCTGAGACAGTGCAACGCCTGCGGTCACTATGGCGGTGGCTACTGCCCGGACTGCGGACCTGTGACGGGAGATGCAACTTACAGCGTGATGTTTACCCCTGCCAGTACGTGAATAAACAGATGAATCAGTAACACCGGAGTCAGAAAATGAATAGCGAAAACAACAAAGAGCTTTTGCGGGAATTGCGTCTCATCGCCCGTGCACACGAGGAAACAGCAAAAGTTGTCGCAGCTGCTGGAAGACCAGAGCTCGTTATCACTTCAGCAATCTTACTGAGGATCACCATGGAAGCAATCCGGGTGATTCAGGATCAGGAAAGTGAAATCGCCGCCCTTAAAAAGCAGCTCAACGAGAAATCTGCCGGACAAAGGGGTCAGCAATGATCCAGGAGTCAACCGTTATCAGATTCACAGCCAACGGCCGTCAGTACGAGGTAGACGAAAGCCTGATTGACCCCGGCATGACACGCCAGGGCTCACGCAATCCAGAGATGCATCACATCCGCCTTATCAACGGTTCGCACTTCTGCGCCACAAACGTGGAAGAAGTACGCGTGCTGACAGCAACACGCAATACGGGAGGTAAAGCATGGCAGTGATTTATATCGCCGGTCCCATGACCGGATGCAAAGACTACAACAGGACGGCATTTTGCGCGGAGGACCTGAAACTTCGGTGCGCCGGAAACATCGTTCTTAATCCTGCCGTGCCGCCTGACGGATTAAGCCAGCAGCAGTACATGAGCATTTGTATTCCGATGCTCATGTGTGCCGATGCCATTTACTTACTGGATGGATGGGAAGAGTCCGCTGGCGCACGGGCTGAGTACGCAATGGCACTCAAGCTGAACATGCCGGTGTCATTCCCGGAAAATCGGGCGGCCGGCGAAACTGTCGCACAGCTGTTTGGCAAATCAAAAGCCGCACAGGCGACTGAGTAACCGACCGGAGATCGAAACATGATTGCGCGAAGAGCTGCCAACCGCCTCACAGGCTTTATTCCAGGCAAGATTAATCATGCACTCCATGATGGGACTGTCACTTTCCTCAACAAAGGAGAGGCGCGCAATCATGCATTCCTTACTAATCACATGGCGCTGACTGATAAGGCGCTGGTAACTGACTGTCTGCCATTCAGCCTTTTCAGCCCTGCGTTCAAAACTGGCAGCCATGCACTGCCAGAGCAGAAACAGAACCACACTGAAGAGTACCAACACAACAAAATCACACAGGACAAACGCCGCAACACCAACCAGAAAGGCGCTGATTCGCAGAGCAGCAGAAACGCGTCGGTAAAACACACATGTAATACGTTCAAGCCAGTAGCTGTACCACAGGTCAAAAAGAATGTCGTAATCAGAAGGGAGCTTATCACTCATCAGAAACACCCCGCGTATGCAGACAATCACCAGTTGCCAGGTGATATTAATTCGCAACATTCTAACCACATCAGCACGCAACACAAAAACCGCTTGCCAGCGCTCGTCGTGTCGGGTTACATTTCCGCTGCACCTCATAAAACGGGTGCCGGGTTTCGCAGCCTGCCGACTAGCAAAGCGCACAACCGCGCCAGCGGTTTTTTTGTGCGTACTGTATTGCCACGTCTTTTTCGCGTCAGAATTATGGCGGGGCGTACGGGGCCGACTTCGGTCGGGCCGGGTTCTTTGCTAGCCGGTACTGCGAACCTCGTACGTCTCGCCACCCACAGTTTCGCAGCTCTGGATGGTGAGTTTTCACAACTTACTAGCAAAGAGGCCACACCATGGCAAACCGCAAGCAACAGCGCGCCAGCGCTGAGCGTCTTCACATCCGCACTGAAATCAACCGCAGACTTTTCCGCGCAACACGCGTCGCGCAAATCATGCACATCAATATGCTGCATGAGCGCACTCACGCTCTGTCAAACCGTTACTGTGCCGCTGTTTTCAGCTACCTGGCGGATGATCTCGCGGAGCTGCAGGACCTTATCAACCAGCAACACCACCACTAAACAACATCCTGAAGCCATCCCGCACCCGTACGCGGGAGGCTTCCGCACATCTGTTACCGGAGGTTCTCATGAAGAGCGTTAAGGGACTTTCAGATATTCAGGATTTTTTTAACTGGATGTGGGCAGTGGATCCCCGGCTGGCTTCCCGCCTGAACGACTGGCACGACTATTACCGCCGCGCCTGTAAACAGGCTGCCCGCAGCATCACCACATCCGGGGATTTCTCCTTCACCGTTGACGGTCGTTACCGCGTGGACGTGAAAGGTGATGGTGATGGACTGGGTTTATTTCACATCAACGGCACCGACAGCACCACCATCAGCTGGTCGTCATCAGAGATGGCGCTGGTTCTGGAAATGACAAACCACAGCGTGGCCGTGAAAGGTATATACACCGCAGAAGGTTTTATCGGCGAATACCAGCGCCTTCTCATGCTGTACCGCGCGGCGTTTCAGGCGGCGACTGCCGGGGAGTGCGACGCATGAGCGACCATAACGCACAACTGGCGTACCCGTGGAACGCCCCGCTACCGGTTATCGATCCTGAAACGTTCGGCAGAGCGCAACCAACCGCATTACGCCAGGCCATTCAGAGCTACATCAACGAAGACATTCGCATTGATGCAAGACTGGATGAAGAGACCGTCGACTTCCTGACAAACACAGACGAAGGCAAGCGAATTAATTCGCATCTTCACCACGACGAAGAGCGCCGGATCAGACTGGAAAAACTGGCGAGACACAAACGCGAAAATCCGCCCACAGTGGTATCGGAAGCCATGGCAGAACTTCGCACCCTGCCCTCGTTTCTTGGTAACGCGCTCATTCGTGATCTGGCGCGTTTAAACCGCAAACAACAAAGCGCCCGCAATGAAGGCGTGAAAAACAACAACACTCACGTGGCCGATAACTTCGTTCGCCGTGGACTGCGCACACGCCTGAAACGCATCGAACAGGTGAATGAATGCTTCGCCACGACAGCATTCAGAGCCACCGCAGCACGCCATCGCCTTGATGAATTACTCATGTTGCCACAACTCAACCGTGATCAAATTCAGCGCCTTGCCACACTAACAGCGGCGGCATTTTCCACCGAACTGGAACGCATATGTGATGAAGTTACTGAGCGGACAGGAAAAGGCGACGATAACCTGTTTACCTGGTTGCTGACTTACCAGCAGCTGGCGCGCATGGCGTTAAAACTGGGCGTGACCCCACCATACTGGCCGTCACTCGAGATCAGACGTGACCGCCGCACGGCACCAGACCCTGAACGGGTACCGGGTGCAGTCATGCGCATCACCTGCGCCACCTGGTGGAACAACCAGCTGCGCCACCTCGCTGATCTCTGGCGGGAGGAATTACTGCGTGCCGCCGGAAGAGTATCGCGCAAGGCATCCCCCTACATCAGCCATGAGTCACTCCAGAAATTCCGGGAGAAACGCCAGCGCACCCGTGATTTTCTCAAAAGCTGGGACATTGAAAACGAAGACGGTGAACGCCTGAGTCTGGAGGACGTGTACTGGTCAGGGCTGGGGAATCCGCGCAACCGCCGCAACGAGATGATGGCCTGCGTCAGAGGGATGGAACAGGTCGCCGAATCGCGTGGTGACTCCGCGTTCTTCGTAACAGTGACCTGCCCTTCCCGCTTTCACAGCGTGAACGAGGACGGCAGCCTGAACCCGAAATACAACGGTGCCACCGTGCGCGATGCCAGCGATTATCTGGTGTACGACGTCTTTGCAGCTGTAAGAAAAAAACTCAACAAAGAAGGCCTGAGCTGGTACGGGGTGCGCACCGTTGAGCCACACCATGACGGCACACCGCACTGGCACATGCTGGTATTCACCTCCCCGGACAATGAAGAACGCATCATTGCAATCATGCGTGACGCGGCAGTCAAATCAGATCGCGCAGAACTGGGGGATGATATTTCGCCGCGCTTCAAGTGCGAAAAAATCGACCCGGCAAAAGGCACACCGGCAAGCTACATCGCAACCTATATCGGCAAGAACCTGGACGCCAGCACCTTTCACGACAATGACCCGAAAACCGGCAAACCTTACGCCGATAAAGAATCAGGAAAAACCATGGCGGAAACCGTGGAAAACGCCATTGCCTGGGCGAGTCTCCACCGCATCCGGCAGTTCCAGTTCTTCGGTATCCCGCCCCGCCAGGTATGGCGTGAACTCCGCCGCCTTGCCGGACAAATGGAGCGTAACCCCGCATCACCGAAGCGCCTGGACCATGACCATATTGACGCCATTCTGGCCGCCGCTGACGTGGGGTGTTTTGCCACCTACATCAACCGTCAGGGCGGCGTGCTCATTCCGCGCAACCTGTACCTGATCCGCACCGCA